GATATCGTACCGGAACCGTGACCAGATGATTGCTTTACCATCGTGCTCGTTGATGATCTCCTCGAGCGCATCCATTCGTTTGGATGGGAAGTACAGCATGTCACCGTCATCTGTCTTGAGGTGACCAGACATAATCTGTTGCAGGCGGAGCATCTGAGTGATCACAGCGGGGGCCGTGGACATCTCGCCACTATCCAGCAACACCATTGCGTGGCGTCTGATCTGCTCATACATTTGGAACTGATCAGGGGTCATGCCAACATAACGAGCGGTGTATATCTTGTCGGGTAGATCGAGGCAGTCCTTCTTTAGTACACGGAAGGAGAACATATCGATCCGGCGTGTTAGCTCATCAAGATTACGGAACCCTACGATCTGTTGGAAGGCGGCTTGTCCCATCTTCCTACGTTGCACTACGGCATAACGCCCTTGGAATGCGTAGTATGATTCGAAACCCAAGAGCCCAGGACGGAGGAACTCGCACTGCGAATAGATATCCATCGGACTTTTTGTTACGGGAGACCCTGTCAAGAGCCTTCTGTACTTGAAACCGGCAGCTATTTTCATTAAAGATTTAGTGCGTTTGGCCTTGTGGTTTTTGATTGTTGTTGATTCGTCTATTGCAATCATGCCCCTTGCGCCAAGCGCACCAGCCATCCACTGCCCTGCCTTCTGACCTTTGAGAGATGAGTAGGCTTCTACATTCATTACGAAGATTGTCAGCCCATCGAACTTATCTTTGACCGAGCGCATCTCTTCTTGTTGTTTCTTGTTGGGTCCAGATACCCAGCGTATTACTCTGTATGGTATATCATCGGACATGTGTTCTGGGATTTCTTTAGCCACCCAGTTGCGGTACACACCCTTGGGTGCGATGACCAAGGCGAAGTTAATCTGACCATCGAGGAACAGCATCGCCATGTTATCGATCAGGACTTTGGACTTACCTGTACCCATCTCCATGAACAGACCGAACTCTGGTCTATCCCAGCCGTACTCCAAGGCATCTACCTGGTGGTCAAATGGTTTTAATTTATATTTTAACTTGACAGTCATTACATAGCTCCACTATTGTCTACAGTACGGATAGCACGAGGCTACCGGATAAATCAACCCTGAAGAGGAAAAACTTTTATGGACGATATCTTTGAAGACTATTTCGATGAGGCAGGTGCCGTATCGAACATCGATGTGGGGACTGGCAAGCAACTTAGCCAACTGGTTCGTACACTCCGTGGAGTGGAGGATCAGATTGCTGATGCGGAGACACACCTTAAATCACTCAAGCAAGAGAAGCACAAACTCTCTGTGGAAAACATCCCAGCTTTAATGGACGAGATGGGTGTAGAGCGTTTGGATGTTGACGGGCTCACCGTAGAACGAAGGATGGTTGTTAGCGCATCGATCCCCGTTGATCGGAGAGACGAGGCATACACTTGGCTACGGGAGAACCGATTGGATGACATCATAAAGAACGATGTTATCATTTCGTTTGGCAAGGGCCAAGACAATGTAGCAGGGGACGTGGTCGGACTGCTCAAGGATCGGGGGTTTGATCCAAGTACCAAGACCCATGTACATCCGTCTACACTAAAGGCGTTCGTTAAGGAGCGCATCACTGACGGTAAACCAATCGATCTCGATATGTTCGGGGCATTCGTAAACAACACAGCACAGATAAAGAGGAAAGCATAATGGCTAATTCAAAAGACGAGCACGATAACTTTGAAGAGCAATGTGAGGACGATGCGATAGAGCGATCCATCGAAGATGATGCGATAGAGGCAGACATGAAGCGTCAAGACTCTGAATTGAATCAGATCATCAACTTTATAAAGGGAGAAAAAAAAGATGGGTAATCAAGTAGCTACGAAAAAAAGTGCAGAGTTAAGCACAGATGTCATGGACGACATCCTAGAGTTCGCGGGTGAAGGCGCATCATATGACAGCAGCGAGATGCAGATCCCGTTTGTCCGTGTGCTCCAAGCAATGTCCCCTCAGTTAAAGAAGCGTGAGGCTGACTACATCGATGGTGCAGAGCAGGGGGATATGTTCAATACTGTCACTGCTCAATACTTTGGTGGGGACAAGGGGGTCACTGTGATCCCTTGCTACCAGACTACTAAGTATCTTGAGTTCACACCACGCGATCAAGGCGGTGGGTTCCGTGGCGAGATTCCGCCGACTGATCCTATACTACAACGCACTGAACGCCAGGGCTCGAAAGAGATCCTACCTACAGGCAATGAGCTTGTTAAGTCGGATCAACACTACTGCTTGGTCATTGACGCGGATGGCATCAGCCAGCCCGTTGTGATCGACATGAAGTCTACGCAGTTGAAGGTCAGCCGTCGTTGGAAGACACAGATTGCAATGCAGAAGATCAAGCACCCGAAGACCGGTGCAATGATCACACCACCCTTGTTCGCGACACAGTGGAAGTTTACTACTGTTGAAGAGAGCAATGACCAAGGTTCGTGGTTCAACTTTTCGATTGAGAAAATTGGCTTGATCGAGAACCGAGACCTAATGCTTGAGGCTAAAGCGTTTCGTGACAGCGTAGCCGCAGGTGAAGCAAAGGCTGTATCGGAGGAAGGTAGCTCCACTTCCGCCTCCAAACCCGTGGACGATGACATACCGTTCTAGGTTGCAGCTTTGGAGGGGCGCACTCGGACACGGTGCGCCCCTTTTAATTCACTAAGGGAGCAGTAAATGTCACAAGCAAAAAGATTACTTGCCACCTTCGCAGGGGCGAGCAATGCACATGGGACAACGATTGTTGGTCGCGTAGGGCGTAACGGAAAGGCCGAGTCACAGAGCCGAATAATCCGAGAGCCGTTGACCGAGGAGCTCGTTCAGTCTCACATAGATGGGGGCCAAGGTGTTGGCGCTATCCCGATCAACGATGAAAACAAATGTCAGTTCGGTTGTCTGGATATAGATGTCTACGATCTAAACCATGCCGAGCTTCAGGCTAAGATCCAGAAGATGAAACTTCCATTGATGCACTGCCGGTCTAAGTCGGGAGGCGCTCACCTCTATCTGTTTATGAAGGACTGGGAGTCAGCGGGTCAGGTTCGAGATTACTTATCAGAGATGTCGATTGCCCTTGGGCATAGCGGCTGTGAGATATTTCCAAAGCAAGACACCATCATTGCCGAGCGTGGGGATGTGGGAAATTTTATTAACATGCCCTACTTCAACGCCGAACTACCCCAGCGGTATTGCTTCAACAAGAAGACGGAAGCGTTAGAGCTAGACGAGTTCCTTGATGCGGTGGACAAGGCGCGTGTTTCGTTGCCCGAGCTCGAGGGGATAAAGTTTGCAGGCGAGCGCAAGCATTACACCGATGGACCTCCCTGCTTGGAGCATCTGTTTGCCGAGGGCCCGATCAGTGACGAGCGCAACAAGACTATGTTTATGTGTGGCGTGTACAACAAGCTAAAGTTTAGCGATGATTGGGAAGCCAGGTTAGAGGAGGACAACCGTACTCTATGCACGGAACCTCTGCCCTCACATGAGATCCTCAACCTAAGAAAGTCTCTAAGCAAAAAGGAATGGGGCTACACCTGCAAGGATGAACCGTTCAAGAGTTACTGTGATCCAGTGCTATGTGCGGTGCGTAAGTTCGGGATTGGCAAGGATGCACCTGATGCACCAGCGGTTGGGGGCCTGACGATAATGTTGTCCGAGCCCCGTGTCTATTTCATGGACGTCAACGGATCACGGATACAGCTATCAACGGAACAACTACAGAACCAAGTGCTTTGGCAGCGAGCTTGTATGGAACAGATGAACATCATGCCTCCGACAGTTAAGCCTCAGAAGTGGCAGACGATGGTTAACTTGTTGATGCAATCGGCCACGCATGTAGAGGTGCCCGAAGAGGCTACGATAAAAGGTCAGTTCAAAGACCACCTCAAGTCCTATTGCACCAGCCAGATCAGGGCCATGGCCCCAGAAGAACTGGAGATGGGTAAGCCTTGGACAGATGGAGACACCACCAAGTTTAAACTGGAGGGCCTGATCGATTTCCTGCATCACCGCAGGTTTAAGGTAGAGAACCGTGGGCATTTGATCCAGATGATTCGAGACTTGGAGGGAGATTCGGTTCACCAAAGTATTCGAAGATCTGATGGAACACGAACTACAATTCGATGCTGGTTCATACCTTCATTTGAAGAAAACAAAATTGAACTACCAATCAAGGAGATGAACGATGACATACCCTTCTAATAGACTCCTCCGAGTAGGAGAGGTTGCCAGTATGTTGGGTGTATCCAAGTCATACATCTACAAACTGTCAGCCCAGAAGTTAAACTTCCCCCAGCCAATCATACTAGGGGACGAGCACAGTAAGCGTTCGTCTAGTCGCTGGGTACTGAACGAGATCGAGGACTGGGTAAACTCCAGGCCAAGGGGCAAGGACCTATGATACCTAACTCCAAACTTATCTTGGGTCCTCCAGGCTGTGGTAAAACCTACCGCTTGATACAGGAGATCAAGAAGGCGTTGGAGGAAGGCACTCACCCGTCACGCATTGGGGTGATTTCGTTTACGCGCAAGGCCATCGAGGAGATGGTTACTCGTTCGTGCGCGGAGTTCTCGTTGGAGCCATCGGACTTTCCGTTTATGAGGACGAGCCATTCGTTTGGGTACAACGGGCTAGGGTTGCAGACACAAGATGTAATGCAGGGCGCGGACTATGAGGTTGTTGGCAAGGCAGTAGGTCTGAACTTCGAAGGCGAGGACAAGACCAACATCGACGAGGGAATAACCATGCCCACGATTGGTGGATCAGGGGCCCAGTACCTACAGATGATTACCCGTGCTCGGTATCGCATGATCCCACTGAAAAAAGAGTTCAACGAGGCTGCGGATAGAAAGCTCCACTTCTTTAAGTTGGAGCAGGTAGCTAGGCAGATCGAAGAGTATAAGAGAAACTCAAACAAGTATGACTTCGTTGATATGATTGAGAAGTACATCGATATCGGGGAGCCGCCCCACCTGGACTATTTGTTTATTGACGAGGCTCAAGACTTCACACCGCTACAGTGGCGGATGGCCGAGAAGCTGGCTGAGTTCTCCGACAAAACAATTATCGCTGGAGATGATGATCAGGCTGTGCACCGTTGGACTGGGGTAGATGTTAACCTGTTTATAAATTCCTCCACGGACATAGAGGTTTTAAAGCAATCATACCGCATACCAAAGCAGGTGCACCGGTTAGCGAGGGGCCTTGTCACTAGGATCGATGGCCGTGTACCTAAAACATTCTTAGCTCGGGAGGAGTTGGGGGTGGTGGAGTTCGTCTGGCATATGGATGACATTCCTTTTACCGAAGGATCATGGACCGTGATGGCACGAACAAACACCTACGTCCGTGATCTTGCCAAGTGGTTTTCGAACACGGGGTTTAAGTATTCGGTCAAGGGCAGACCCAGTATATCCGAGAAGCTGGTAGCAAACATCATGGCTTGGGATGAGTTGTGCCAAGACCAGAAGCTAGGGGTGGAGCGGATCAAGACCTTATACTCTGGACTACCCAAGCAGGGGGAGAGTGCCGTTGTAAAACGTGGTGCCACCAAACTGTTGGATGCGTTGGCTCCTGATGCAGAGGTTGATATGGCTACGCTGATGGCGGACTACGGACTTCTGCGCGGGGCAGACTACGCCGCCTATGATGTACTGAAGGTATCAGAGAGCATGCGCCGGTACATCGAGGCCATAGAGCGGAGGGGCGAGGACCTTCTGTCTCCACCAAGGATTAAACTATCTACGTTCCACGCTATGAAGGGCGGCGAGGATGACAACTGCGTAGTATACACGGCCTCAACCAAGGCATGTGTCGAGTCCCCCCACCAAGACGATGAACATCGAGCGTTCTACGTTGGAGTAACAAGAGCCAGACATAGGCTTTACATCCTACAATCGGACAACAAATACAGGTACACAATATAATGATAGCAAGCATGTGTTTAGCGTTAGCTTTATACCATGAGGCCAGGGGAGAATCCCATCAAGCCCAGCTTATGGTAGCTAAAGTCATACTTAACAGGGTGGAGGACAAGAGATGGCCTTCGTCCGTATGTGGTGTGGTAATGGAGAATCGTCAATTCTCATTCGTGAGGGAGGGCAAAGTACCGAGTACCAAGGACAAAGAATCGTGGGATAAATCCAAGGCTCTAGCCAAGGAAATACTAAACGATCCGGAGATCCTGCCGTACACCGATGCCGATCACTACCACACTATAAGGGTGCGCCCAGTATGGCGGCGCAAATTGTATAGAATAGTACGAGTAGATCAACATGTATTTTATTCTTACGCCCGACCAATCCCAATTGAGAGCAGCATCCGTCCGAAGAGACGGCCTAAAAAACTGGAGACTACAAAATGAAACGTGATGAAGTGTTAGATAAGGCGAAAGAACTTATCAATGGACAGAGGGCCAAGGACTATGGCGATGCGTTCGACAACCACACTCGGATAGCCGAGGGCTGGAATATCATAATGAATGGCGCACTGATGAGCCACGGCCACCTGACAGAGCAACACGTTATCTTAATGATGGACTGGATGAAGACGGCTCGACTTCTTGAAACCATGGACCACAACGATTCATGGGTGGATAAGATTGGATACACCGCTTTGGGCGCTGAGTTCTCTGAGTTCTGCAAGGCTAAAGATAATGACTAATCTATTTGGTAGCGACCTGCACCACCAGTTTAAGGGAGAGCTAAACATGATCGACCAAGACTGGAATATACCTACGGAGTTCCCTGACCTAACGGGGTACAAAGAGGTGGCCGTGGACCTTGAGACTAAGGACCCCAACATCAAGACCTTGGGCCCAGGATGGTCACGCAAGGACGGGCACATCATAGGCATCGCTGTTGCGGCTGGAGAATACCAAGGGTACTTCCCGATCCGTCACGAGAATGGGCACAACCTGGATGCTAAGATTGCCATGCGCTGGCTGGGCAAACAGATGGCTGTGCCTGACATGGACGTGATCATGCACAACGCAACCTATGATGCGGGTTGGATGCGAGCCGAGGGCGTAGAGGTAAAGGGCAGGATCATTGACACAATGATTACTGGTGCATTGGTGGACGAGAACCGTTGGTCCTTTGGCCTTGATGCTATGGCTCGAGACTACGCTGGAATCCGCAAGGACGAGAAGCTGTTGAAGGCAGCGGCTCAAGAGTGGGGCATCGATCCCAAGGCAGAGATGTGGCAGTTGCCGCCCAAGTATGTCGGAGCCTACGCCGAGCGCGATGCGGTAGCGACACTCAAGCTATGGCAAGCACTAAAGGTTGAGCTCAACGACCAAGAGTTGTGGAACATATGGGGCATTGAGACTGACCTAATTCCCTGCCTGTTAGACATGAGAAGCAACGGGGTGCGCGTTGACCTAGACAAAGCGGACAGAAACAAGAAGTTAATCCGTGCAAAGGTCAAGGAGTTTCGTCAGTCGATTAAGAAGGCGTCTGGTTTGGACGTAGATATATGGGCCTCTGCCTCGATAGCCAAGATGTTTGACAAGCTAGGACTGGAGTATCCAAGGACCGAGAAGGGTGCAGTATCGTTCACCAAGGCGTGGCTCAACAGCCACCCGTCCGAGGTGTGTCAGCAGTTGGTTAAGTTGCGTGAGTTTGACAAGGCTGACTCTACATTTATCGATAGCATCCTGCGTCACGAACACAACGGACGCATCCACACGGAGTTGCACTCCACCAGAAGGGACGAGGGGGGCACTGTCACAGGCAGGTTCTCGTCTTCCAACCCAAACCTCCAGCAGATCCCCGCGAGAGACAAGGACATCAAG